AGGATCTGCTTTTCGGGGTCCTGCAGCCCCACAGCGGCGCCGGTGGCGTACTGGGCGCGGTAGTCGTCGATGGACTCCGCGACCAGGCCGGGGGTGGCGTTATACAGGCGCCCCGCCACTGACAGCGCCACGGCGGTGATGTCGTCGGGCACGGTGGCGTGACCGGCGGTGTAAACCACGGTGGCCTGCCACTGGTCCTCGTCGTCAGGGGTCCAGTCATCGAACACGACCACGTCGCTGATGCCGTCCCAGTCCCACTGCGTGGACCGCGTCAGCGCGGTGCCGTCCACGGTGACCGACGTGATGGCGGTGACCGGGCGCTGCGGCAGTCGGATGGTCAGGCCCGAGCCGATGGGCAGCAGGTGGGTGTAGGTGGCGGACTCAATGAGCTGGTTGGTGTAGCCGGTGATGACGCCGGTGGCCATGGTGCGCGCGACGGTGGCCGACGCGGTGTCGATGTCCTGCTGCAAGTACGCGGCCAGGTCGGTGAGCTCAAACAGCGCCATGGGCTGGTCCTACTTTCCGGTCACGGGCGGGGCGTGGTGCTTTGCGCCGCGGTCGTGGTGCCGCGGGTGTTGTAGTCGGTGGCGGCGTACTCGCTGGAGTACTCCGCGCCGACTCGGTAGGTGGTGCCGGTGTCAGGTCGGGCTGTGGTGGCCATCAGCGGACTTCAGTCCACGTCAACGCGCCGGCGACGGACGCCGTCCCACCGATGCCGGTGACCACGATGGACAGGCCGATGGGGTTGGTTCCGGCGTGGCTCCTCAGGCGTGGTGAATGCGGCCATGACGCGGCTACTCCTCAGGTGGCGTGGACGCGGCCGTCGATGGCGGTGGGCGGCACCGCCATCGACAGGCCCGTTCCTACTGCTTCTTGGTTTCCGGCTTCGACTGTCGAACAGCAGCGGGCGGTGCCTCGACCACTGTCAGCAGTCCCTTAGCGAGCTGCTGGTCGACGTTTTCGCGGGCGTTCGTCCCCGGATCCGGTAGGTCCATGTCAAAGACGAACCCACCAGATCCGCGGACAGTGACCGTGTCAGCCACGGGGCACACGCAATACGGCGATGAACCCGGTCATGCCCGACGCGATGTCGATCAGCAGCGTGCCGTCGTTCTGGGCGAACCGGGCCGACTCCAGGGTCGCGAACTTCGTGGTCGGCGTCGTCGACCCGTCGGTCAGCGACACCGACAGGTCACCCTGACCGGCGGCGTCGGCCGGGGGGTTGTCGCCGGCCTTGATCGTGGCGGCCTTGGTGGACGCGGTGGTGTTGGTGATGCGCACGACCAGTTCGTGCAACGGGACGCTGCCAAGGGTGACGACGTGGCTGTTGGTCGCGTCGATGGCGGTGCCTGCGACGTCGGCGGTGGCAGCGTTCTTGGTGAGGGTGGTGATGGGGACAGCGGTGCGGGCCATGGGTGACTCCTAGGAAGATCGGTGTGATGGTCAGGGGAAACGGACAGGGGGGATGCGCGTTGGTGGTGGCGGGCAGCCGCGGCTGGGTCCACCACCAACGCGCAACCGGATCAGGTGATCGACGCCGTCAGGGTGGCGATACCGGTCGGGCGAACCAGTTTCGCGCCGTACAGGTGCAGGCCCTTCATGGCGTCGGAGAACGCCGACTCGGGGCGGTACGCCTCAACCTTGACGATCTGCTCGGCGAACGAGATGGCACCGGGGTAGCCCGCCATCACGATGTAGTCGTCGCCGGTGACGTTGATGGCGTTGTTGGACATCATCACGTCGAACCCGAACGCGCGACCCACGACGCCGTTGCGCAGCGCCTCCGAGGATCCTGACGCGTCGACGCGGACGAACAGGTCCGAACCGAGCAGCAGGCCGTGGTACCACGAGGGCACCACGACGTAACGGCCCTGGGTGGGGACGTTGGCGACGTCGAGCTTGATCTTGAGGTTGATCAGGCCGGTCACCGCGAGCGCTGCCGAGGTGATGGCTGTGGTCGAGATCGCGTTACCGGCGTCGACGCCGGTGTAGAGGCCGGCGACGTACTGGTCGGCGGTGTCAGCCAGGGCGTACCCGGCCTCGTCGGCGGCCTCAGACAACAGGGCGCCACCGTTGGCCGACTGGCGCATGTCGACGTCGTCGACCTCGAATGCGAAGTATTTGGCCTGGTCGATGAGGAGCGCCCGGTCGGCGTCGGTCAGTGTTTCCGGGGTGATGGTCGTGGAGTCCTTGACGTATGACGCGACCGTGGGGCGGCTGATCGACGTGATGCGCACGGTGTCGCCAGCGTTGGCGATCTCGCCTTCGTAGTTGCGGTTCACGATGCCGGGACCGGCGTAGACGAGGGACTTCTTGAGACTGGTCAGCAACTGGGCGGACCAGATTTCGGGGATGAAGTTGGAGACAGCCATGGGAGTGGCCCTTTCTTATCGGGTGGTGATGTTCTGGATGTGATCGAGTCGGCCAGCTCGCCGCTGTTCTTCGATCCATTCCGGTGACTTCCCAGCCAGGTCGGCTCGGGTGAGTTGGTCTTTCCCTGCACCCTGCTTCGCGCCTTGGGTGGGGTCAGGTGCCGGCCGACGGGGGTCGGTTGCGGCGGCCGTCGCGGCCATGAGCTTCTGCGCTTGAGCGCGCACCTGTTCCTCGTCGTCGCCGACGAGGAACTCATGCAGGTCTGCCGGGAGCCCGGTTTCGGCGGCCACCCGCAGGCGCAGTGTCTCCGCTTTGGCCGTCGCGGCCTCGGTCTGGTACTGCTGCAACTGGTCGGCGAGCCGTTCGGTTTCGGACTTCTGGGCATCCTCAAACGCCTTGACCTTGGCCAGTGCCTCGCTGGTGGCTTTCTCCGCAGCCCGGCGGGCTGCCCGTTCGGCCTTGAGCGCTTTCTCACCCGATTCCCCCAGCGGTGACGCGGGGGCTTCGGGTGCCTCGGTGGTATCCGCAGACGCGCGCGCGGCCTGCGGTGGGTCCACCGGGGTGGCAGTGGTGGGGGTCGGGGTGGTGTCGGACATTACGGGTTCCTCCATCGCGGGGGATAAGCCCCACCCCTCGCGGGTGGGGAGAACTAGGCGGCCAGGTAGCCGGCGCGGGTCAGGTCATCAATGGCCTGCGCGCGGGGCTTCCCGGCGATGAGTCGGTCAATGGACCGTGGGGTGGACAGTCCCGAACGCGAGCCCTTGCGGGTGGTCGCGTTGACGGTCTTGGTCAAGTCAGCGCCACCCCGGATGGCCTCGGCCTCGGACTTGCCGAAGTAGCGGTCTTGGTCCTGGGCGCTCAGCGAGTCGAAGTAGTCGCGCGGGTTGGCGCGTAGTCCCGTGGTGTCAGCGGCCTCGGCAGCGGGGACGTGTTTGCAGTCGCAGTTAGATACGATGAGCCCATTGGCTGAATACCAGCCCTCCGACGACGTCAGGTTGAACACATGGCCGCTCCAACTGACCCTGCGCACCTCGACCACGCGATCCAGCTCTACCTGGCCGGAAAGCCGCAGGCCGAGATCCTGGCCACGGTCGGCATAAGCGCCACGGTTCTCCACCGCGAACGGGGACGCCGGGGCATCCCACCGCGGCGCGACATCCCCTTGCCCGTGGAGGTCATCGCGGCGGCGTACCTGGTCGGCGAGAGCGAGTATCAACTCAGCCACCGCTACGGGGTCTCCCGAACGGTGATCCGCAAGCGCCTGGTCGACTCCGGCGTAGACATCCGCGGCACGTCCGCCGCCGGTAAGGTCCGCGCCAGAAAGATGACGCCGGAGCAGCGCGCTGCCCAGGCCGCGGCTGCGCACGTCGCGGCCACGGGCCGGGTCCATACCGAGACTGAGCGCCGCAAAAGCGCGGCCACCAGGGAGCGCCAGGGCAAGGTCGGGTCGGCTGGCGAGCAGTATCTGATCGACCTGTTGCGCGAACGTGGCCTGTCGCCGATCCCGCAGAAGGCGGTCGGTCGATACAACGTCGACATCGCCGTGCCCCCCGTCGCCGTGGAAGTCCTGGGCGGTGGTTGGCATCTGAAGAAGGCCGTCCATGTTGAACGAACGAAACGCATCCTCAATGCGGGTTGGCATCTGCTGTTTGTGTGGAACCACGAGGGGGACAGCGCCCTCAGTGCGGGTGCTGCCGACTACGTTGTCGCCTTCTTGCAGGAAGTGGGCGGGCAACCAGCCCCGGTCGGTGAGTACCGGGTGGTTAGCGGTAGCGGGCAACTCCTTGCCACTGGCGGTGCGGATGATGACCAGTTCCCCCTCGTACCACCGCCGCGTGGCGGCGTCGGCGGCGGGTCCTGAGACAGTCACACCGGCGGGGAAGCATGACGGGTGCCGTTTGAACCCTTGATTCCAGTCGAACCATTTGCCGGCCAGGATGGCGCAGCGGCCACACGACGGTGCTTGGAGCATCCGCACGTACCCGCCCATGTCCAGGTTCCCGGTCATACCGACCTGGGTGGCGTTCGTCCCCGCTTGGGTGACCTCGTTGGACACGATCCGGGTCAGCGACGCCGTCCCGGATGCTTGTGCGGTGGCGAAGTCGGCGCCTGAGTCCAGTAGGTCCCAGGTCCGGTTCACCGGGTAGGACAGGACGTCGGTGAGGTCCTGCCCGGATGATGTTGTTCCGGCGAACGCGCGGGGCACGACGACGGCTTCAGCGGGACCTAGGTCCTGTTCGGCGGCGACGTCGATCAGGTAGGCGGCGGCTTGCACCGCTTGGGACAACTGCCCGGCAGCCACAAGCCCGGCGGCGCGCACCAGCTCGTCGCGGAACCCGCTGGGGCCGGTCGCGTTCCAGATGGCCAGCACGGCAGCGACCACCTGGCGGGTGGTCAGCGCCGAACGCCGGTAGTGGGTTTGCGCTACCTGCTCAAGCGCCATCAGGGACAGCCGCCGGCGCAGGCTTAGGACCCAGCAACGACGTGAAGTCCCCCGCCAGGACCCGGTCCACGGCGCGGGTGTCGTCGGACTCCATGACCGCGATCTGCTCCTGGCTGTAGCCCAGATCCTCGCGCGCCTGCCGCAGGCTGATGAGCCCCGCAGTGCGCAGCTTCGTGACCGCGTCGGCCTTCTGGGCGATGGTCGGGGTGCTGGCGTCGCGCCAGATGGTCTCCAGGGAGTCGATGCCGTCGGGCAGTGACCCGTCACTGATGACCAGCGCCAGACGCATCACCTGCTCCCACGCCCCACCGAAGGCCCGCTGGCGGCGCTCGGCGCGCTTCACCAGCCGAGTCTCGGCCGAGCGGATGGCGTCCGCGCTGGTCGGGTTGGCGTCGGAGTAGCCCAAGAAGTGCGGCGGCAGACCGGACATGGATGCCACCATCCGCGCCAACGTGTTGAGCGTCTGATGGAAGTTCGCCAGGTTGGCCTCAGCAAACTGCTGGATGTTGACCTCGCTGGGCAGCGCGTCAATGGTCCACACCCGCCCGGCGATCTGCGCCCACTTGCTGACCGGCCGGCCGTCCTGGTCGTACTGGTCGTCCTCGCCCATGCCGACCACGACACGACGGGGCAGCGCGTGGAACTCCGCGCTAATCATCATGTCGGTGGCGATCTTGCACGCCGCATCGGACAGCGGCACCACGTCTGCGAGCTCGGACACGCCCTCGGTGTCGGTGATGCGGGCACGGTTCACCAACGGCACCACCGGCACCATGCCCAGATTGTGCACGTCGCTGTCGTACTCCCGCATGACCCGACCCCGGAACTCGGTCACCAGATAGACGGTGCGATCCGGCAAGTACAGGGTCAGGAACTCGTTGTCGTCGTCATCGGTCCAGCGCTTGATGGCGCGGGTGACCTGACGGGTGCGGGGGTCGCGGTCAGCCCACACCTGCGCCGCGGACTCCACGGTGATGACCGGGGCGTCGCCGGGGGTGTCCGGCGACCCGACGATGACGTAAGACCGGCGCATGGCCAGGGCGTCCACGTGAGCCTGCTGGCTGGCTTCGTCCAACCCGTTGGCCTGCCAGAAGTCCCACAGGCGGGCTTCCACGCGCTGGTTGATGCGGAAGCCCTCCACGTCCAGGCGCTCTTCCAGGGAGTCCACGACCAGTCGCGGCCAGTTGACCACCACCGGTTGGATGCGGCCCTCCATCTCGCGGATGAGCTCCGGGGCCATGTAGGACAAGCCCTGGCGGCCCTCGTAGTAGCGGGACCACTTGTCCAGGTCGGGTTGCAGCCGGATGAGCCGTTCGCGCAGTTGCGCGGCCACTGTGGTGTCGTCAGCCACCTGCGCTCCTTGTCATCGGTAGACCACCATGCGGCGGCTACGTTTTCTCGGTATGCCTTCGGCGCGCACGTCGCACGCGGCCTCATGGGCCAGCGCGTCAGCCATCACCGCGTCGATCTTCTGATGCTCGTTCGGTTTACCCACCACGATCCCGCCGCTGCGGCGCACGCGGCGCGCGTTGGCCACGTGGGATGCGGTGATGAGGCAGTCATCGTGGGTCAGCGACCCCGTGGCCACGTCGGTGCGCAACCGCTCCAACGCCGCAGCCATCTGGCGGGTGCGGTACGTCGCCCACGTGATGACCCGCTTGTCGCCGTACTTGGTCGCCCAAGCGTCGATCTCGGACTGCCACAGTTCCGGGTCCAGGTAGAACCTGGCCACGTCGTAGCGGGCGAACAGTTCATCCACCGCGGCCTGCACTTCACCGCGGGGCACTTCACCGCCATAGTCGGCCGGATTCCAGATGGTCTGGACACCGTCAGCGAACGTCGGCGTGAAGCCGTACATGGGCCCGTCCTCGGTGACCACCCGACCGCGGATAGCGGTCCAGTCGTCCACCATCGACCCGTCGAAGCCCAGACACACCACCGCGCCGGCGGGGATGTCCGTCGGCGCCGCGCAAGCGTTCCAGGCTTCGGCGTCGAAGTAGGCGTCGCTGGTGGCCACGATCCTGTTGCCGAAGAAGCGTTCCGCCTGAGCAGGATCGCTCAGCAGGATCTCCGCGGCCTCGGCTTCAATGGACGCCAGGTCTACCCACGGGGATCCCGCATACACATGTGCGTGGATCT